CGGTCACTTGCGTCTTTCATATCAAGCGTAACCCACTTCTGGGTTAAACTGGATTCTAGAGCCATGTCACGATTAATATCTTGATTCGTAAAGTTTACGAATCCAGAAGTAATGGGATGTGACTCTAAATAAGGATATAGCTTACGCTGTATACCCTGTTGAATCCACTGAACCGATAAAGGTTCACATGATATGATACGAGGACCTCTAGAGTCTTTAGGCACGAGCACTACTTTCGCAGTGCCGTACTTGACGACTTCAAGGTCCTTAAACTGGTCATAACAATCAACAATCTGATTCAAACCAAGAACAAAGTATTCCGTAAACGGATATACTTGCTCAATGGAATTAATGAGTTGCGAGAAGTTTGACTTCTCGCACACATTTTCACCAGTTGAGACGGCTCCAGGTCCATGCTTTGGAACAATATCCATAGCATCGAACTTAGAGAGAATCCTCGTCACACAAGTGCGAGCTTTCTTAATGATCAGGTCATTCGAGTCAATAACTAGCGTAGCTAGTTGTTGCTCAATCGAACAGAATGATGAGAGGACCTTTGATTCAGTCTTCTCATCATATGGCAAGCCAAGCTTGTAAAACAGATAACAAATCTGTCTGCAATGCTTGATTGCAACAGGGTCCGCATCACTGCGTACCTGTCCATAGTCATCGATAATTCGATCTGTCAGCCACCGAAGAAACTTCGGGACTGAAGTCTTTGGAATGGTTTTCCATCCAACGGCCAGCAGACGATTACCACTCGATAAAGCTCTGTCAAGAGATTTACCGAATGCTGGAAGAGTTTTCGTCAAAAACGAAATCCCTTCGCAGTGAATACGATCTAAAGAAGTCTTTAGATCACGTTCAGTGTCGAGAGACTTAGGATAGCAATCAGATATATCACGGAACATCGCCACGAATAAGGAGGTGTAAACCTCTTGGCTATTATGATCTCCCATAGGGGTAGGTCTCCAAGCCAACTCATGTCGATATAACCGCGGTCGCGAAGGCTCCGACGACTACTTCTTTACGTGTAATAGTTCATTACACATGAAGCCAAGTAGAAACGACAAGCAAAAGAAACAAGTAACCATTAAGGTTCCCCATTCAAAAGCTGCGTTAGTACGGTGTCATCGATGACGGCAGAGTCAGCACTAACTCCTTGATTCAAAAGAATCGCGAAGCAAAGACGCTTGACAATGTCGATCATGTCGCTTGTGGTAAATGATGCACGTGGTGCACCGATAACCATATAAGCGAAAGCCTTGACATCCACGTTCGCATCGTCGTTGTG